GTGTATACAATGATTTCATGACCGCATCTAGTTTTTTGGCGTATGGTTCAAACTGTTTAACGGTAAGAGAAGTTGGTAGCGCTGCAAGAAACGCTGTTGCATCTGGTACTGCGGTTGCCATCAAAAACGAGGATGACTACGATTCTAGTTATTCTGGTGGAGAAGGATCGCATGGCCCGTGGGCTGCAAAATACCCAGGCACTTTAGGTAACTCACTGAAGGTTGCCGTGGCAGATATCGGTTCTTCTACATCAACTAGTATATCCGCTATTACACTTGATTCCACCGATACTGCTGGTGATAGAACGGCGGGTGGATGTTCCGTTTCAATTGCTGCTGCTCCTGCTGGTGGCGTTGACGCTACTGCAACTGTCACTGTAGCTGGTGGAAATATTACTGGTTTCACAATTACTAATCCAGGCTTTGGTTACACATCCGCTCCTGCTATCACCATCACTGCTGATGGTACGGGAACACCCACTGCGACTTCTACCTTGGCAACCAAGTGGGTTCATCTGGATGATTTTGATTCTACACCGCTTACTACTACATGGGCAGCTAATAACAGTGCTCTGTATGACGAAGTTCATGTCATCGTTATTGATGAGGACGGCGCAATCACTGGAACTGCTGGAACAGTCCTTGAAAAATTTGCTGGACTATCAAAGGCACCTGATGCCAAAGACGATGTAAACCAATCCAACTATTACAAAGATGTTATCAATCAACGGTCTAAGTGGGTTTGGTGGTCAGATCACCCAACTGCGTGGACTAATGCTGGAACTGCGACCTCAGCCACTGCTGGTGGAACAGAATACGGTGTTATGGTTGCTGGCGATTCACAACAGATTATAAGTATGGCAGGTGGTGTAGATGGGTCTCCCGTTGCATCGGACATTCAAGCAGGATATCTATTGTTTGCTAATGACGAATTGGTAGATGTATCTCTTATCATGGCATCTGCTCACAACACAACCACTGCTGATTACATCATTGATAATGTAACTGCTATCAGAAAAGACTGTCTGGTATTCATTTCACCTCAACGTGCAAGTGTAGTAAACAACGAGGGTAGTGAAGTAACTGATATTACTGGTTCAGCTGACTTTGGACAATACACACGCTCTTCTTTTGCTGTATTTGATAGTGGATGGAAGTACATGTATGACCGATATAATGACCGATACGTCTATGTTCCTCTGAATGGTGACGTTGCTGGTACATGTGTTGTAACGGATAATGCTGATGATCCTTGGTTCTCTCCTGCTGGTTTGAATCGTGGACAAATCAAAAACGCAATTAAACTCGCATGGTCTCCCAAGAAAGCTGACAGGGATACTCTTTATTCAAAGGGAATCAACCCCGTTGTACAGACTCCTGGCCAGGGTGTTATCCTGTTTGGTGATAAGACTATGCTTGATAAGCCGTCTGCATTTAATCGAATTAATGTTCGCAGACTCTTCATTGTTCTTGAGAAGGCAATTGCGACTGCTGCAAAATTCCAGTTGTTTGAATTCAATGACGCCTTTACACGAGCACAGTTTGTTGCACTAGTAGAACCTTTCTTGCGAGATGTTCAAGGTCGAAGGGGTGTTTATGACTTCCGAGTTGTCTGTGACGATACAAATAACACTTCCGCAGTAGTTGACGCAAATGAATTCCGTGCTGATATTTTTGTCAAACCTGCCAAGTCTATCAACTTCATTACGCTGACATTCGTTGCTACTAGAACTGGTATTTCGTTTGAAGAACTTGGTGCTTAAAAAGACAGATAAATAAAGTTAGGAGAAAAAGTCAATGAATATTGAAGAGTTTAAGGCAAGACTAGGCGCCGGTGGTGCAAGACCTAACCAATTTCGGGTGAAACTTGGTTTCCCCGCTTATGTGGTTGGTGCTGATCCATCTTACAGTCTGCTTGTAACAGGCGCCGCTCTCCCAGCATCGAATGTCAACCCTGCTATTATCCAATATCGTGGTAGGGAAGTCAAACTTGCAGGAGAAAGGATTTTCGATCCTTGGACAATCACAGTGGTCAACGATTCGGAGTTTAGTTTACGAGCACCTTTTGAAGAGTGGATGAACGGTATGAATGACCGAGAATCAAACGAAGGTGTTCTGACTCCGCGTGACTACATGACGGACATTGTTGTTGAACATTTAGATAGAAATGACAAAGTGCTCCCGAATGGAGTATACACTTTGCGTAACGCATTTCCTATCCAGATGTCAGAGATTGCATTGAATTATGCACAAAATGATATTTTTGAAGAATTTACGGTGACTTGGCAATACACTCATTATGACGTAGAGTAATCTACGGCGTGAAGGGATAAATTATGGAATTATTTGGATACAAGATCGAGCGTAGCCGCTCATCTAAGGGAGAGAAGTCTTTTGTTGCTCCCTATGATGAGGGTTCGCTCGAGTCGATAAAAGCTGGTGGTTATTACGGAACCTACTTTGATATAGAAGGAACCGCAAATAACGAAAGTCAGTTGATTAAAAGATACAGGGACATCTCCATGATGGGAGATGTTGACCAGGCCATTGAGGATATTGTAAATGATTCGATGGCAAATTTGGACGATGAAAAACCTGTAACTTTAAATCTTGACAAGGTAGAACAATCTGCTGCAGTCAAACGAGCTATCTTTAACGAGTTTGACAATGTTTTGACTCTGTTAGATTTTAACACTAGGGCTCAAGATTATTTTAGGCGTTGGTATATCGATGGGCGAATTTACTTTCATAAGGTAATCGACACCGAAAAACCAAAAGACGGATTGAAAGATATTCGATATGTTGACCCAAGGAAAATCCGAAAGGTCAGAGAAGTTAAAAAAGAAAAAGATAACAAGACACAAGCAAATCTTGTTAAAGATGTATTAGAATACTTTGTATACGACGAAAAAGGTATTGCTCTTCAAGGTGGACAACAGTATAAAACTGATGTTGTAAATGACAGGGCAATCAAGGTTAGTAAAGACGCGGTGTGTTATTGCACATCTGGTTTGGTTGACCAAGATAAAAATATACCGTTGTCGTATCTTCACAAGGCGATACGCCCTGCTAACCAATTGAGAATGATGGAGAACGCAGTGGTGATTTATCGTATCACCCGTTCCCCAGAAAGACGAATTTTTTACATAGATGTTGGTAATTTGCCTACAGGTAAGGCAGAACAATATCTAAAAGATGTCATGAATCGGTATCGTAACAAATTAGTTTATGATTCTGATACTGGAGAAATCCGAGATGACAAAAAGTTTATGTCAATGCTTGAAGACTTCTGGTTGCCACGAAAAGAAGGTGGCCGAGGAACAGAGATTCAAACATTGCCAGGCGGTCAGAACTTGGGAGAGATTGAAGACGTAAACTACTTCCAGAAGAAGTTGTATCAATCTCTTAATGTTCCGATTTCCAGACTAGAACAACAGGGTGGATTGAACTTTGGTCGATCTGCTGAGATCACAAGAGATGAACTTAAATTTACAAAGTTCATCGGTAAGTTGAGAAAAAGATTTACGGGTATCTTTGATGACCTACTAAAAACTCAACTTATACTGAAGGGTGTTATCACGGAAGGTGATTGGCCTCAGATAAAAGAGGATTTGCATTATAAGTTTGCTTCTGATGCTTACTATACAGAGTCGAAAGACCAAGAGGTTATGAGAAGTAGACTTGAAATATTGAACAGTGTTGCACCGTTTGTCGGACAATTGTTCAGTAAAGAATATGTTCAAAAAGAAATTTTGCGTTTTTCTGATGAAGAGATTGAATTGATAGATAAACAAATTGGTTCTAGTCAACCACAAGATAATGAAATAGGAGACAACAATGAGTGATGCAGAAGCACAAGAACTTGAAATTGATGTAGCAGATAATGCGGAGACCCAAGAAGGGATTCGTAAGATGATGGATCAGTGGGCAGAAGGTGATCTCACCAGTGCCAATGATACGTTCAATGCTTTGATTGGTCGAAAGGCTGACGATCTTGTTGTACAACGCAAAGCAGAAATTTTGCCTGGGATTTTCAATGATCCAGAAATGCAAAAGATGGGATTAGAGGCAACTCCAGAAGACACAGAAGAAGAGGCCACAGATGAAGAAGTTTAAAGAGTTTCGGGAAGAAGCAAAACCAGTAGAAAAACCTTCCAAGGATAAGGCTACTGCAAATCATCCCGCTGAAGATGGTATAGAGGGTGACGTAACTCCCCCCAAACAGGGAAGTTCTGAAGACCCCAAACTCACTCACATGTGTGCGTTGAAAGTTTTGCACCCTAAGTTTGGTGAGGGTAAACCCATTATGGGAGAACATGCGGAACCCGATGCTGCCGGAAAAGTCTGGTGGTACAAAGTGATGTTTGAACACGGAATCGAAACATGTGAGACCTACGCATTAGAAATCCTTGAAGAAGGGTCGCACGGCAATCACAAGAAAAAAGGTTACTAGGAGAAACTAAATGGCAGTCTCAGTCGATGTTTTAAAACTAACACAAGTGGAGGGTGTAGTTTGTGTACGCGGTACTGCTGCGACTGGCACTATTGCTCTGGCCACTACGTTGAAAAAATCCACAGAAACTCAAAGTTCTCCTACCGCAAACATCAAGGGACTTCAATGGGCTTTGTCTTCTGGCGCTAGTGCCAAAGTGCAAAGAAACAGTGTAGTCCTCTGGGAACTTATGGAAAGTGGAACACTGGACTTTAATGGATTCAGTGACAACGATGAGAACACATCTGATATCGAAGTGGTCATCGCCGGCGGTGCTGGAGGTTCAGTAGTGGTTCGTTGTGCCAAGGTTTCTGGATATGGTTCACAACAACACCAAGGCGCAGACGGGAGCTTAGGATAATGAAACTTATCACAGAGGTGTCAGAAGACATCAAGTATTTTGCAGAAGAAAAGGATGGAAAGAGAAGTCTTTTCATCGAAGGTGTATTTCTCCAATCGAATTTGAAGAATCGAAATGGTCGAGTGTACCCCAAAGAGATCATGCGAAAAGAGGTAGATCGGTACAGATCGGAGGCTATCGATAAGAAGAGAGCTATGGGAGAGTTGGGACACCCAGACGGGCCAACTCTAAACCTTGATCGCGTGTCTCACATGATTACATCTTTGAAAGAAGATGGTAATAATTGGGTGGGTAAGGCCAAAATTCTTGATACTCCAATGGGTAATATTGTTAAAAACCTCATTGATGAGGGTGCATCCCTTGGTGTGAGTTCAAGAGGACTAGGTTCTCTCAAAGAAAGAGACGGTATCAACGAAGTTCAAGACGATTTTGTTCTTTCAACTGCTGCTGATATTGTGGCTGACCCATCTGCTCCAGATGCTTTTGTAAGAGGTATCATGGAACACCGAGAATGGGTCATGGTTGAGGGTGTTTGGATGGAAAAAGAGATGGAACAATCCTATGCCAAAATCAAAAATGCATCTTCCCGTGAACTAGAGGAAGAAAAAATGGCAGTGTTTAGTTCATTCTTGGATAAATTGTCCAAAATCTAAAAGTTTATAAATAATTAACAGTAACGCAAACCATACATGGAGAATAACGATGAGCGTAGAAAGCAAAGTTAGAGAACTTCTCGCTAAAGGCAAAGAGTTAGATGCCCTGATTAACGAAGAAGTTCAAGAACTGGATGAAGCTGGTGCTGCTGAGAACCTTAAGCCAAATGCAACAGCTGGTGATAGTTCTATGCCTGCACAAGGTAGTTCCAATGCCAACCCAGAAATTCAAGACCTTTCTGGTACTGGTGACAAACACGGTGGTTTGACTTCTAATATCGGTCAAGCAGCCGCAGCTAAGATTGGACAATCTGGTGAACTTACTAACCAAGGCGCGGGACAAGCACCCAATTATGAGGGTGGCGAAGATACCGCTTCTGTTGTTGGTCAGTCTAGTTCAAAGGGCAATGTCGCTAAAGAAGAAGTTGTGGATGAGGACGAAGAAGTGATCGAAGAAGAAGAAGTCGCTCAGGAAGAGGAAGAAGTTGAAGTCGTTGAGGAAGAAACTTCAGAAGAGTCTGAAGAAGAGTCCGATGAAACGGAAGAAACTCTCTTTGAAAACGACATTCAAAACCTTTTTGCTGACGAAGAACATCTCTCAGAAGATTTTAAAGTAAAGGCTGCCACGTTATTTGAGACAGTCGTAACTGCTCGTATCGCCAATGAGATTGAATCAATCGAAAGTGAACTGCGAGAAGAAGTTGAAGCTGAGAAAGAAACATTCAAGGAAGAACTAGTTCAGAAAATCGATTCTTATATGAACTATGTCGCTGAGAACTGGATGAAGGAGAACGAACTGGCTATTGAGCGTGGTCTCCGAACAGAAATTACCGAAGACTTTATCAGGTCTTTGCGTGGTGTCTTCACCGAACATTACATTGAAGTACCAGAGGACAAGTATGACATCCTCGGTGATATGGAGAAGGAAATCGAAGAACTCAAAGGTAAACTTAATGAGCAGATTGATGTTTCTGTTTCTCTCAAATCAGAGAAAGAGTCTATGATCCGCGAAAAGATTATCGTTGAGGCCTCTGATGATCTCACCATCACTGAACAGGAGAAACTTACTAGTCTCTTAGAAGATGTTGACTTTGGTTCTTCTGAAATGTTCGCGGAGAAAGTTTCCGTTGTAAAGGAAAACTACTTCCCCAAACAAATTACGGAAACGGTTGAGTCGGAAAAATTGACCGATACTGTTGATGAAAAGTACCTAGACGAAGGTAGTTCTATCAATAAGTATGCTCAAGCGATTTCCAAACAGATTAAAAAGTAAAATTTTTATAAATAAAGTTAGGTAACAAAAACCAAATAGGAGACTACAATGTATCTTTCTGAAGAAATTCAACAAAAGTGGAGTCCAGTTCTTGACCACCCTGATTTGCAGGAGATTTCTGACCCCTATCGTAAGTCGGTAACTGC